AACCGTGGACGAACCAGACTTGAGCTTGTAGCTAAGCTCAATCGTCCCACCTCCAGTGGCTACTGTTACCAATGCTTCAACGGCTGCGTCTAACTCAAGATTGATCTTGTAATTGTTGTCATCGATGATCTCAAATATCTGAAATCCTTCGTCTTTCGCAAACAAGTCTGTCGTTATCACACTGACATCAGCGCTTACGCTATCAAATCTTACGAAGTCATTGAGACTTGCACCGTGTCCAGTGTCCTCTATCTGGACTTCAGAACTACCCAATGTAGTAGTGATCGAAACAGCAGTAGAAGTTTGTCGAACAGGAGTGATGTCATACTTCTCTGTCCCTACAAGAATGTAGAACTTGAAGTTAGTTCCTACACAAATGTATTGGTTATCAATGAAATCAACCCACGAGTGAATCCCTCGCCCAAAGCCTTCAAGCTCTACGCTTTCAAACTTGCTCCACCCGCCGATAGACTCAGGGTATTCATCACGAAAGCGCATGTTCTGCGTCTCGTACCAGCGAGGCCCAATAGAGTGCTTGGTTCCCTGGCGATCAACTCCAGGCGGGATCGGGAATCGTTTAATCATGACTCACTTCCATGCGTAGATGTAAAGGTCCCACTTCGTTCTATCGAGAAAATCAGACTGACCACCGCCACTAGGGCATGTCCAAAGTAATGTGATTTGGTCTACATGAACAAACACATCGTTCGCATTCGCACCATAGGAAATTGAATCTGCGTTAGAGGATACGCTACCGCCTCCGTCCCCTCCGTTAAGTGCGTCTACGGAGATCTCATCGTTAACCGAATACCCTTGGTCAGTATCTATGCATCTCAAAACAGCACGAACCATCTTCGGAACAGTACTCATGCCATGATCCTGGGCTTGAGAAAAGCTGTCAGCCATGAGCCCAGACCCAGCATTCCCAAGGTTTGCAGAAGACTCAAAAAACAGCCCATTACCTGATTCCATTGAGTGAGTGATCGGAGCAGCCCAAGTCTCAGCATCGTTTCTAACCTGAACAACCCCAGCAAGATTTCGGATTCCGTAGTTATCAGAAGGGGTTGCTTCGTTGGTCTCGAACGCGATGTACCCATCCGTGCCATTCAAAAACAAGTCAGGCATCTCTACTACGCGCTGAGCAATAATCGATTCACCTGTGTTCAAAGTGACAATTCTCAAAACTTCTTGGTCCGGTCCAGCAAAAAATCTTAACCCCGTACCTGAGTCGTCGTTGAGATACCAAGCGATATCTGTAGTTGCTGAGATAACCGATGGATCTTCAAGCAAAAGAGATCGCCCTAGCGTGATAGAACCAGAACCATCTGTACTGATTTTGATATAAGAGTTTGCAGATTCATCTTGAATGTCGAGAGTGTCCGCCACGCTATCAGGAAGCGTAATCAAACTTGCATTACCCTTGTCTACGAGACTGAGGTTCTGGAGGATGTTCACTTCGTTGTCTACTGTGTCAAAGCTAAGGAATGAATCTGTTCCGTCAGTGACCGTAAGGGCGGCAGCTTCTGCATCTGGGATTTGGATAACATTTGATCCAGCGACAAACGCAAGAGAAGAGTCTTCATCAAAAGACAAGCTACCCACTTGAAGACCATTAAGAACATTGATCGCACCTGCTGTCAGGTTCCCTTTGTCCAACGGAAGGAGCGCAACGAGAGCCCAGTTGCCATTGCGAATATCAACCAAGCTCGCACCGTTACCGTTTATCCTTAGAACTTTGTCGTCTGCAATAGAGTTCTTGATATAGATCAAACGTGAAACAGATTCGCCTGCGTTAGAACCTCTCACGTTAAGAATAGGATCTGTTCCGGCGATAGTTCCGCTTGTCACCTCGACAGCAGCAGACCTACCTTCAGAGCCAGACTGAGCGCTTGAGTTGTCAGCCGTATCAACAGTCACCCAAGTAGCTGTCCAAGAGTTCCCGACAGTTGCGTTAACTGAGCCAGAAGGCATTGAGTCAATCGCAATGGAAGTCGTCGCTCCAATCGCGGCTTCGATCCTTGCAAAGTTTTCGTTAGACGAAGAGCCCCACGTCCCTGCCTCTCGGCCTGTGCCGATCAGCTTGATCTGAAAGTTTGGAGAGTAAGCAGTGTTGCCCATTAGATGCCCTTCGTCTGGGGAGTAGACATAGAGGTTGATTCATCGGTCGGAAGTCTTCCTTCAACCGTATTCTTTAGAAGTGTCAGACTTTCTCTGAACATCGATCCGTATCGGTCAACGTCTTGCTGATCTCCTTTAAGGAAGATATAAGCCCTCTCAAGTGCCCCATAGAGTAGTACGTCTGGGTAGGCGAGTGAGAGCCAAGTCTCTGTTGTACTTGCAACTCCAGGGGTATTCCCACTCGTGATCGAATCTGTGGTGGATTTACCGTAGTAAGAGATCTCGTACTCGTATGCTGAGTCGGGAACAGGAGCAACTTGGATTGTGATGTTCGGCTCATTTGTTTCTACCTTGGATTCAATCAATGCGTAGTACCGCGGGAACCCTTCTTCTGGAGCGCCTGATGTCTTTGGAAATGCTTCTCTTATGAACGAGTGATCCACTTGCTCAAGGGATTTTCCACCTGTGTTCGCGTCTGGTCCTGAGACATAGAAATCAAGAACATCGATTGCGCCAGAGGCAACATCGTACAGCTCTGTGCTTGGAATAAACGTCTGCGATGTCTGAGCTTTCCAAAACAAAGCGCCTTTGACTGCGCTGAACACCGTGTCCTCAGCTCCACGAATGAAACTGTTGATCTGCGACACAAACGTTGACTCATTGCTCTCGCAAAAGTTCTTTATAGATTGTTCAAGATCTGTGTAGTTCATTAAACTAACTCCTCAACGCTGATGCGATCCACATCGATACTCCCTGAAGTTGGACCTGCGTTGTACAGATCAAATCTCAATGCAACAATTGTCCCAGTCCATTCATCTGCGTTGCTCAAGTCCCAAACAACTTCGACAAACGGATCTCCCATAGATCTCACAAACGGATTGCCTGAAAAGGTTTTAGTTCGATCAAGAACAGAACCTCCAGTCTCAGGAGAGTTCAACCAAACAAGGTTGCCTGAAAATGTGAAGTCTTGGTGAGTTGGCCTGAACCGAAGCCGCACTCGCTTGTACACAGACGAATCAAATAAATACGTGTTATCAAAAAATGCAGGGGCAGACTCACCTGACCAAGCCATTCGCATGTATTGGTTCTCTGCATCATGCGCGACAGATCCATTCGACCCACCACTTGAATCGTCGTAAGCCCAGTTATTAAGACTCGTCTTAAATTTCTCAACGATTGAGTTTCCATACCTAGATCGAAATAAATCGTTTTGAGGACGTGGATCTCTCAAAGCCTGACTGTCTGAATGATCGATTCTTCCGAGCTTGTCCTGAGGATGATCTTTGTCCCAGCACTCCGGGCAGACGCGAAGGTTCTGCATGTTGAGGTTACTTCGCTCTTTCCTAAGCTTTACAAGCTTGTATCTAAAACCACATCGGTCGCAGATACCAAAAGCATTCTTCTCTGAAGCGTAAGCGTTACCAGCCATGTCAGTATGCCGAGAGGTCAGGCTTGATGAAGAAGTCCACCTTCTCTCTATCTTCCTCTGTTGCGAGAGCCCAGTCTTCAAGCTTCTTATCCAGCAAGCGACGTGCCTTCAATCCATTCGTTTGATCCGGCGGAAGCTTCTCGTACAGGTGCAAGGCGAGGCACGAGATCAAGGCAGGAATGAACCTGCTTGGCACATCAACTGTGTTCGTAATGCTCCCGTCCATATCTTGAATGCGTCGCATCCTCCAGTAAACAAATGTGTACTTATCTGTTTCGTCAGGGATAGGATAGAAACGAACCTTTGGAGTCACATCAGCACCCGTCGAACTGCCGCCATCAACGCCTGTCCGCCGGAACCAATATTGAACTGGGCGTCCTTGGGTCAGCTTGTCTGTGATCTGAGCGTACTCCGTAGTCGATAGCTTAGAGACAGTCAGGTCGCTCTGGCTCCCAGAGACTCCATCATCTGTGCGGATCGCGGCTTCGATGATCCCTATCGTGTCCATGCCCAGGTCGTACTCTGCTGTTCCGGCAACGATTGAGGAACTTGGAATCGACTGCTCGTCCACGGTCCACAGGTTCAGCCCTGCGTTCTGCCACTCAAGAGCGATCAGGTTCAAGCTTCGACGAGCAGACTTCACATGGTTCGAGTTACGCATGTCCGTGCCTGCACGCTCAAACGCTTCTTCCATGATCTCTGCAACATCTGGATTGAAATTCGTAGTTCCCGTTGTTGCCATTATTCTCTATTCCTGAGCCATCCAATAAAAAGGACCGACAGTAAAGCCACTGCCAGTCCTGATTCGATAGATGGCTCTGTAATTAAAGTCTCAGCCACGTCTTGCTTCCTTGGCTTCCTCTGGAAAACAGTCCTCTTCCAGTATTTCTTGAATCCAATTAACGGCAGGCCCGTACTCTTCACTATCCAAAAGATCATGCATAAGCTTCTTGTAAGATTCCTTCTGTGTTTCGTTAGGTCTCTTACATCTAGACTCTTGGTTCTTGAAAATCAAAAGCCTGGAAGACTCACAGCTTATCGATGAAATCATCACGCTGAGAACCGTCAAGATCAGGAGAGTTTGAGTCGTTTTCTCTTTTGATAACTTCATCTCTCTCCTCCTCTGCATCTTTGCGACGTTGCTTTTCAGCACCATGCTTTTTGATTTCGACAACTCCGAAATAACCGCCGACGAGCGCAACGATTATCGCCACTGCTCCAACTATGATTTCGTTAATCACTTACTCTTTTTGATTCCTGCCCTGAGCGAAGCACCCATCCCAAGTCCAAGCATCGCCAAGAAAGAAACCATCATCTCTTGGTTGATGATCCCTGCAAAGTTAAGTCCAACTACCACTGCGCCCATCGCCGCTTGGATGTATGTCTTGTAGCCATCCAGAAATTCCATAATTTTACTCATACTGTCAGTACTCCTCGTTCTTTTAGTGGGACACTTGGTCCGTAAAACATAGTTCGCACATCAAAACCTGGGCAAAGAGTTCCTTCATTAAGATCTCTATGTCCAAAGACTGTTGGGAAATCAAAAACAACATTTAGGCTTTGAACCAGCCTATGCAAAGAATTTACTTGCGCTTTATTCCATTCGTGTCCAGCTACAACATTGTTGCCTATCAAGCATATACCTATAGAGTTATCGTTGTGTCCATTGGTATGAGCGCCCATGTACTGAGTAGGTCTGCAATGATTTCTAATCCCATGAACATTAATGACGTAGTGATACCCAACATCATCCCACCCATTCCCATTAACGTGCCAATCTCGAATGTTCTGCACCGTAGTTGTCTGGGCGCTTGCTGAATGATGAATGATGATCTTGTTGATTTTGCCACTATGAGTTTTCATTTGGGCAACCTTAACGATTCAAACGATCAGTACCGACAGATCCAATCATTTCAACAGACACAGTTCCGCCATTCAGAGAGCATTCAACCCATGCGTATTTGAACCCAATGTCTGCAAACGTAATCTTGTCTAGGGTTGAAGACAAAGAAGAAGAGTTGATGATGTTTGCGTTAAACGTTGACAGATCAGTTGCGTTGTTAATCGTGCTTTCTCTCAATCCTGTTGCGTAGATTTCGCACGTAGAACCAGACCCTGCTTCTTGGTAAAAAAAGAAAGTGAGATTCTCGTATCCGTCAACAACTGCAAAGATATCAGACGAAGCTGACTCACAGATTCCATCGTCAGTCTCTGAGCTGCACATCAGATGTGTATACCCACGAGTGAGCGAAGTCTTAAGCGCCTGCGTCGCGGCGATCGTTGAGAGTGGGAAGGCAGCAATGATCAGCAGCGAAGCCAGTAAAGAAAATGCTTTGTAACTCATTGATTACCTCGATCCGTTTCGTAGACTTTTAATGAAAATCATAGTTTTGTTTCTCGTTTGTTAATGGTCAGAAACCTGTGTTTAATATTGTACATCACGTTTAGTTAAAGCGTCAGCTTGTTAGACATCGCGCCGACCGTTTTTCGTCTGATACTCCCACAAGAATTTTTTGATGTCCTTCACATCAGTACCTACGTCTTTTACTTGTGCTTGCGTTACATTGAACTGCCTATCACAGCTCTCGATGTGGTCTTCGAGCTTCTGCTTCGTCAGCGCCTGATCAACCGCCATCTTCGACACGTCCTTCTCCGTGAGATGCGAGCGCCTAATGATGTAGGCACCCAGCGAAGTCCCGCCGAGGCCAAGCGCGCCGAGCATCTGGCTAATGAAACTTTGTTGTTCGGGATCTGCTGGCATTAGTGGTCTGCTCCGACACCGAGGGCTGCGGCGGTTGGAAAGGTCTGGCTAGGGAAAGGCACGACAGTGTTTCTCTCAGTCACGTATGGGCCTGTCGGGTCCTGTCGGCCAGCGTTAACGGTGGTCCATGAGCCCGAACCGTTTGAATAAACGGTATTATCTTGAACCCACACGTTAGTCATCTCAAACTCTCCCCCAGTTTGCGCAATCTGGAGATCCGCCCGGAACCCTGTGCCCGTGTGATAGATGGTGTTGGACCGGATATAGAGATTGTCTTGGTCCCCGTCCGTGCCATTCCCTGGACCGTCCATCATCATGAAGGAAGACGAACCAACCTGACTAACGAGATGGTTGAACCCCCAGTACACATCCGAAGAAGCCATGTGTAGGCGTAGCTGGTGCTTAGTCCCTGACAGGATTAGGTTATTGACCGCAACCCAGTTAGTCGCAAGCATCACGCGAAATCCGGGCTCACCCACAGGCTCGAACTCCGAGGTCTTGAAGGAGTTGCCGGCGGCGATCAGGTTATTGGTTGGACCGTTCCCTTCGCCGAATAGACAGACGCCGTAAGTGTTCTCGCACGTAGAGTTTATGACCGCAGCTCGGTTTGTGTCTGATTGGAAGTTCAGAGAGCCGTGGGTATGATATTTGACGTTGTCCATCATAAAGTCGTCCATGCTAGTCAGCGTAAAGCTGCCCGAACCCGACGTGTTATTGAAGAACCCGCCTTCAAGCTTAGTGCGTGCGGCGTTGTTTCCAATCAGATTGGAAAACTCCGCGTCGTCGTCAAGCTCAAAGTGCTGGTCTGTCCCCGTGATGCTGAGAGACGCATACACCCCTGCTGGCGTGCAGTCAGTGCAGGCCGATACGATCGCATGAACCCCGTTCGTAGCCCGTGCTGTATTCATTTCAGCCTGAGTATCGACTAGCATCGGCGTCACGTCGTATGGTGATGCAATGACCGGCTCAGTCGGCCATGTGTAGGCGAATGGGACGTTGTACGGGCTGAGGTCATAAGGCTCTGCACTCGCCACCGTCTGGTCATGGTCTGCTCCGCCTGTGAATGGGATCAAGACACCGTCGAAAGTGGCACCAGAGTTATTGATGTTCCTACGGCATGGGTCGCGGTCACCGGGCGTGACGAGGTCACAATTCTGGCCTGACCAATTCCAGTTCCCAGCCGGAACCCAACTTGCTGTCGTGGGGTGATAGCTCGTGTTGTCTTCCATGTGAACGAGAATAACGTCAATGCCGTTCCCTGCCGCAGAGTCATCTATATTTATGTCCGGTGTTTTGGTTGCGCCATACTGGTAGAAATCGTTCCGAAGGATAAAGACGTTGTCTATGTCATCCTCTTCACCGCCACCCGCGTCCGTGTCGATCCAAAACCCCGTAAAGCCTGTTGAGCTGGACTCTAGGATCGTGTCAGCGATTAGAATGGCGGTCGATCCGTAGTGGATTCTCTGGGCAGGTTTACCTGTTGGATATGTGCGCTGGTGGCCGTCGACAATCATCACACGGTCTGTATTCTGAAGCCTTGAAACGAACTCATCATTGCCTGTTCCGTTCACAAAGTGTGACCACGCATCAAAATTTGCGTAGATCAAGTTGGACGAGTCGCCTTGGGCGACGTGTCCGTTCAATGAGCAAGTGGTAGTAGCCTCGCAAGTAACGTCAACGAAGGCGACCCTGTTGCACACATTGAAAGTGCCACAGATGTCAACACCGTTCCTATTAGGTGTCACCTCATCTATCAAATACATGTTTACGTTCTGCACGAGGATGTCATCGCCACCATTATTGGAGAATCCGCCGCGAACAAAGTTTCCTCCTGAGATTTTGATTCTGTCCACCGTAGACTGAATAGCTATGTCCCCAGCAAGGAAGGCTGAGTTGTCCATCTCTATCCATTGATCTGACTGGCTGATAGTGAAACCACCCGAATAAGTACCAGCGGGGACTACAATCTTCCGACCGCCCGTACCTAAACAGGTGTTAAGGGAAGACGCATCATTTGCGGTGACATTACAGTCGGCTCCAGTTAGGTTAGGTGCCACGGGCCATTCAGGTCTTCCGATCCCGTTATCATCAAATGCCATGACCATGTCTGCCTCAAATGGGCTGAGGTCATAAGGGTCACCCGACGCTGGCGGCATGATGTCGAAGGCTTGCTTCGCGAGCTTCATGGTTGAGGCGTTGATGCTCGCATTGCCGTCCACGCTGTAGTTGTCCACCTCGATGCTGGGGTCGCTCGGCCCGTACCATCGGAACAAGGTGATGTAGTCGCGTCGTGGCTGAAGGTTCGTGT